CGAAGTGCGAAGGAGTATACGTTGATACCGGCATCAGGGGCACGTGTGTGGTGCTGGTAGGGCTGGACAACGTCGAAGTAGGAACCCTCACGCTCGGAGAAGCGGTCCTGGCCGTTAAGCTGAAGCTTAGCGGTGACTACAGGGTTCTCACCCCAGCAGTGCATGTCGAGGGCAGACTCGGCGAGTACGAATGTACCGGCATCAGAAAGTGTGGAACCGGCAGCGGTGGATGCCTCCCAGGAAGCCTGGGCAGTGGTAGCGTCACCTCCGGCATTGTCCATCTGGAAAAGACCGTCAGTTCCGATAACACCGTTAGCACCAGATGTCTGGTCAAGACCACCGAAGGCGTGGACGGCGTTGGGAAGAGCATCGATGGCATCAGTGTAGTTGAAAGGCTGAGCACCGAGTGTCTTGAAAAGGGTCGCGCCACCCTCAAGAGAAGCGCAGTAGTCTACGTTCTCATCAGGCTGGACAACCCAGACAAGCTCCTTACAGGGGTGGTTGAAGTTGAGCTTAATCTTGTTGGAAGAGGAACCGACAGACTCGTCACCGGTGAACTGAAGCTGCTCAATGAGGTACTCGTGGGGGTTCTGGGCCATCTTGCGGCGCTCATCAGTGTCAAGGAAGATGTAGTCTACGTAAAGGGAAGCAGCTACAAGAGATTGCTGGTAAGCACTGCTTACGGATTGTGTGGCAGAGCTGGCAGAAAGAGATTTGACTGCCCACAAGCACTCACCGATGGGACGGAAGTCAATGTTAATCTTAACCTCGTGGTATTGAAGGGCAATAAGAGGAAGAGCAAGTCCGGGGTTGCGGCAGAACCAGAACTGAAGAGGAACGTAAAGAGTTGTCTCAGGAAGGGCATTGCGGGGAGCGCATACCTGGGCGGGTCCACCGGCGGCGGCACAGGGTCCAGATACATTGGCGAATCCGGGGTCGGTGATGTAGGTAAGGGCTGTGGTGTTACCAATCATCTTGTAGTAACCAGCCTGTTGCTCCTTGGAAAGGGTAAGCTGATTCCAGATGTGCATCCAGTCACCGTATTGACGGTCGATGCGCTGTCCACCAATCTCAACCTCAACCTGGGCAACAAGTTGCTCACCGATGAAGTCCAACCAGCGGGCATATACACCTCCGGAGGAGTTCATGGATTGGTCAATCTGAGGAAGAGTGACCTGAAGATAGGTGCGGTAGGCAAGGTCACCGTTTCTGCTGATTGTGCAGGTTACGCGACGGCCGAAGTCAGCCTGACCAGAGAATGTCTGCTCAATGGACTCCATTGCGAAGTTTGTGTGGCGTCTGTAGGACACCTTCCAGAAGGTAATCTCGGGGGTTCCAGTAAGGAAAACGTCTTGGGCGCCATAGGCGACAAGTTGCATAAGTCCTCCAGCCATTTGTCTGTAGTTATACAATAGAATAAGAAAATAATTTCAGAAAAATACGAATAATTCTTTTTATTTTTTCTTGCTACTGTTTTTCCTAAATTATTATTTGTATTTACAATGCTAGTATGTATTTGTTAGAACAAACTACAAATACATATTTTTGACAACTTTATACATGCAGTAAGTGCATAAATTAGTTAGTTTTTATTATGTGACTTACTTTTTGTTAGATATACATTTGAAATCTTCATTTCTCATTTTTCCAGGAGCACATGGTTTCACACATCGGTTTGTGTTCGGATTCAACTCTTTCCCTTTTTTCATACACTCCTCCTGTTTGGGTATAACGGGTCTGATTTTGTGTGTTTTGTTGAATTTCTTTACCGATTGTTTTTTTGTAACACATCTGAATTTTTCATTTCTAATTTTGCCTTCTTTACATTTTACTACGCATTTTTTTGTATGTGGATTATAATCTGGCTTTCCAGGTGGACATATTTTTGCCGAAGAACGAGGCGTGAAAAAAGTTGATACTGATAAGGTTGATGCAGTTTTTATACTTTGTTTTGAAGGACTAGGTTTAAGAGTAGTGTATACAACATGGTCATACAATAAACGATAATATTCTTTGTACAATTCTTTGTAATCTGTTTTACGTTTGAAAAAATCGGGTGTACAATATTGTTTCATCAATGATTTTGCATCCTGAATAAATTCATCATCGTAAAATGTTTTGTCCCTCAAAATAGTTGAAAACATATGATACAGTGCCAATGTCAAACTATAAGTATCAAAACTATTCGCTACTCGTTTCAAAAACTGTGGGTGTTTCATTTTTTCCTTATATTGAGAACATTTGTCCTTGTTAAAAAATTTCTTATTAGAACAACTTAATTCTGTTGGGAAATAACTCCACGATACAGCCATGTCATTCTTATTTTTCTTTGCAGTTTCTATGAATTTATCAATTCTGTTCATTAAACCAAAATCAATGTACTTCGCTTTTCCCGTTTCAATATTGTATACCATATTTGGCATTTTGATATCATGATGTATAATGTTGTTATCAACAAAGAATTCTAATCCTTTTAACAAATTTAATATAGACGTAAAAAATACCGATTTATCATGATTGGAAAGTTTGGGAAATAATTTATATATGAAATGATGTATGTCAACTCCGCCATCATCTAGCAATAACATAGATATGTTAGAATAGTTTTTGTAAAGCAGCTGTCTCTTCACTGGGGTTGCTCTGCAATCTTTTATTATATTTTTGAATGCATTATTCAACTTAGGTTTGCAAACTTCAGGATAAGCCATGGCAAACTCATCTATTCCAGCCATATTTTTGAATATTTCCATTTCCTTTTGTTCCTCTATTGCATCTTTATCGGACATGATTTTGGACACTTTATTCGTGTAATCATGTTTCGTTTTACATTCTAAACTAGGTTTTACTACACAACCATATGACCCCTGCCCAATTAATTTATTTTCCATATACAATTAGACTACATTATTTCTAATTCCCTTGGTGGTTCTCGATATTAGAAAATAATATGTTGGTTGAAAAGTTTGATGATACGAAGTTCTCTAAATAATTTTCTTGAAACACTTCTCTCCTATTCTCGTGCTTTTTCATAAATACATAAGAATCGTCCGTTTTTTTTACTGACCATCCCTGTTCTAAAGCATTCATTATAAATATCATCTTTTGAAACATAGGCTTATCTATTTTCAAATCATTCGGTATATCTATTTCAATTGTTTGGGACATATACCATTTTGTTAGATACAGATTTAGATAGATACACGAATAATATATATCTAATAAATATATAATGACAGTTATGCTGTATCAATCTGCTGTTTACAAAATTAATACTCACAAAGAAGTAGCCACACGTGTATGTTTTGAAGAGTATGAATGTAAATTACTGCCGAAAGAGATTCCTGTTCGCGACCTGGCAAAGCTATTCAGTAAAATGCAAAAAGTTTGCTTCAAAGACCATAATTTAGGGAATGCAAATACAAAACGTTTAATAGACTTATTCAGTGCAGATACGGAGAAAACATTCATTGTTGGTCTTTCTCTCGGATTCTTACCCAATGCTAAAAATTACATGGATTTTGCAGATGCGGGGGCAGCCACTGTCCAAAAAAGTAGGCTGGAAATGCTACCGTACCAGCAACCATGGATTAATGAAGTTTGTCGTGCAAAAATGAGAGACGGTTCCAATAAATCCCCTGTATTCATTGTGATGAACATGATTGAAAAATACATTACTCATTATTTAATGAAAACGTCAAAGAGAATAGACGGAATGTATTTGTATGTCGAAAAGAAACCCGAACACGGGGACCCAGCATTTTTAATTAATTATTATAAGAAATATGGTTTTGTCGAAATGGAACGTGAGGATGACGAATATTTTTATATGAAAAAAAAGCTCAACTAATTTAGATAATTATTTATTTGAAATATATATCGGTCTATTATATATTTCGAATGGCGGCATTTCAATTAGATACTGATACTAATTTGTCACATGATAAATCACCAGGTAGTCTCATATTAAAAGGAAATAATACCATTCAATCTGTTGAAGGGGATGGTATTCGCAATTATAGATGGGTAGATGGACAACATGATTTCGAACCGAAATTTCCAGCAAACAATATAAATACTCATTTACGTTCACAATACAAAATAGGTAAAGGAGCATTTAGTAAAGAAGGGGCATTTACGGCAAAAGCCAACACAAATACAACTACTAACACCGGTCGTAATACATTACATAAAATACTCGATTTCGAGCGTATATTTTCTAGCGATAGCAGGTTACCCATCACAGTAACCTTTCCAGATGCTATCACATCAGCTGATTCAACTTTTGCGCATACTTTTCCAACAGTACAGGGAGATATAAAATTAGAAAACATTGGAACCACTACTATTGATACACAGGTTGGTGATATTCTAGTCAACATTATTGGACTTAAGGAAAAGTTTATGGAAAAAGCAACAGAAGTAAAAACGTTCTTAGGAATAGATGCAAATACTTATTCAAAAGATGCTGCTAATATGAGTACCGATACTTTTCGAACCATATTTCAGAAGGATGATGGTGAGCTTGGTATAGATTATTCTTATTTTTCAGAAGTCTTAGACCCAGCATCTGAACAAACGGACATGAATCCTGCAAATGTAAAGTTGACCTTATTGTATTGTTATATTAATGGCAGTCCAGTATATATTACTCTAAAAAAAGAGAGCGCTGGTTCGAGCGTACATTCAAAACAAAATAGAACATGGTATTATGCATTTCACATCAATAAAGATGATGTAATACCAGAATCTAAATACACTGCTGTTGACTTTGGTGTAACAAAAACTGGTGCTCACCCTGCACCAAATATTGATACTGCTGCAGTATTCATCAAAAAAAATATTGAAAATAAACAAATGGCTGCTGCATTATCAAAAGCAGTAAGTGTAGCTAATCGACTAAAAAATAAAGCAAAAGCAACAGTATTCGGAAAAGACAAACTTACAAAAAAAGAAGCACAAAATGTAAAAAATTTTGGACCATTTGACGATTTTTACACAAATCTCATTTCCAATTTTTATGAACATACCGGTTTGACAAATAATGCAGAAAATAGCAAAACTGTTATTCTGTCTTTCAAAACTATTGGAGACCAAATGTACTTATATGATGCTATTTTGTTATCCAAATTAGTAGCAGATAATATTGACCAATCATGGGTAATTACTACGGATACGTTTTTGAGAGATTATGTTATTTACACAAAATCTGCCAATGTTATTTCTGTAAC